ACTTCTTGGCCTGCTGCTGGTTGCCATACAGAAGCCACACAATCACGGCAGCGGCTGCAATAAAGAGGAGGGTCCTGTTGTTACCGAGCTTCATTATATTTACTATACAATGGATAATTTTTTTTTTCGGGGCAGGCACTCAATCTTCCTGGAACATATATTCAGTTGGGTACACAGGCTTGGGTGCTGGATGGACGCGGATCTGGGCAACCCTCCAATCAACTTGGAAATTCTTCTTTGCAAATGCCACACCTGTATACTCCAAGATGACATCACACTTGGTGTTCTCCTCTAGCTGCTCAATGTCCACGGGCTCACGCCCCATATTGAAAACCCTAGTCTTGACCTCACCGTCGATAACAGCCTTATTCACAGAGATGATGCCATCATTTGACACGCTCTTGATGAGCATTCCAGCAAGGGTCTTTTCAGAAAGCTCCTTCTTGAACCACGCAACGCTGTTCTCCTTGGCGGCATCGAAAACCATGGCATCAATAGCATCACACCTAGAAGAATCCTCTAGCTGAAACTCAATGTCATCTGAGATTGACACAAGATTCACGTTGTTAACCTGCACGAAATTGTTGGTGCCTGTGTACTTGGAAACGTAGTATCCATCCTCGGTGCGCGTTGGGGCTTCGAAGGACATTTTATGATATAGTTGGCCTATTCTTTAAACCCACAAACTGTATGAGTGCTGCACTCTTGATGAGCTGTGGGTGAACCCTGCGATTCCTCACGGGGTTGTAACCATACAGAACGTCTCGTGCCCTATATGATTCCTTAATTTTATTGGGCAATTCCTTTAGTCTATAGTTGTATGTGTTCCTGATGTATGAGGGCCGGCCATCCCTGACCCACTTTTGGGTTGTCAGGTTAAATCTGTAATTTGACATTGTTGGTTTGAAGTTTTGGAGATTGAGATTTTTTGTACCCTTGAGGCCAATCAAAAGCTTCTTTGACTTTTCAACCGGGGTTGTCCTGGACTGATACTTCAATGGGTTCACCTTCTTGGCCAGTTCGACATACTGATATGGGATTGTTCTTTTCCTGATAACCCGTGTTCTGGGTTTTGGAATACTCTTCAAAACCTTTTCGAAAATGTCACCAGTCTTGGGAATGTTTTGAAGCTTCAAAACCTTCTTGGCAAATGTATAGATTCTCTTCTGGTCCTTTTTCTTCTTGTGGGGCCTGAGACCAAGTGAATTCATGATGTAAAGGTCCTCAATCAAAAACCTTTTGTCAGCGAACAGAATATTTTTGTTGTAAACCATCTCGTCAATCCCAAACTTTTTGTAGAAGAGCCCCTTCTCCCTGGAGAACACAACCTCATACCCAATCTCACCGGGTCTCATGAACGCAATGTCAAGTATCCCACCCAAATTTCTGAGAGTAACCTTGTTGTCACCTGGTAAAAAATATCTCAGTTTGAGGTCAAGTGCAAAAACCTCAACATCAATTAGGACATCTTTCTCCTGGACGTTGTTCTTGTTGGACTGTTTTTTCTTCCTGATCAGGGTGTACCTTCGATTGACATATGGGCCCTTTGATGGAATCTTGATCCCAAGAAGTCTTCCAACCCTTGAGGTTTCAACAAACTTTTTTACTCTTTTTGAAATTACATTTTCAAAATTTTCCGAAACCCCTCCAAGTTTGTCCCACAATAAAATTTTTGAAACCTGAAGATTTCTAAAAACATTTTCTGTAAAAGTTGGGACAAATTTTGTGTCAATGTCACTTGTGACGATTCGATGTCCCTTGTCAAAAAAAATATTGAACGCCTCACCACCCGAAATAACCAAGTCACCCATGGGCCTCATATACATTGTGAGTTTGCCTATGATATCATAGAGTATGTCCCGAATTGCGTCAGTCACAAACGTGTAGACAACCTGTTCTACCGCATCGTCGTCTGAAACCCTGACCAGCCTCTTTCTGAATTTCTGAACATCATTATTCTCATAATACCTGAGGAGAGTTGCGTCGCCTTTGCACAGGTTGGTTTTTATAAAATCCTCCCTGGTCTTGTCTGAATAATAATTCTCATCCATTATTATATACAAATAAAATGAAATGCAAGAATCGAAATTGTAATGAGACGCACACCTGTCGATGCTACTCATTTGGAAATGATTCTGACCAAAAGTGTGTCCACAAGAAGGGCAACTTTCTGTACCCCTGTGAACCCGGGTGCTGCCCTGGTGGGTGCCCTGGGCAGTGCGATGACACGGACCCCCAGCCACCCTTTGCCGAGGCTGGCAACCTGTTTTATGTATCAAAGGATTCAACACTAACTGTGAAATTCTTAAGTGTCATAGCAGTCATACTTATAGCTCTTGTTGTGGCAAGCACCCTTTCCCTGTTCCAAAAGTAGCTTAAAGCCTGGGTGCCTTTGTATAGTAGAAATGGCTTCAATGGATGTTCTCTCTGCTATCGAGTCCCTGTCTAAGGAGGTAAAGTCCCTTGCCAAGGTTGTCCGCAAGATTCGTGCTCATCAGGAGGACCCTGATGGTGAGAAGACCAAGGCGCGTTCGGCCAACAATGGGTTCAACCGCAAGCAGGATGTGACGCCCAAGCTTCGTGAGTTTCTTGGCCTGTCAGAGGGTGAGCTGATCTCTCGCAGTGAGGTCACCAAGCGCATCAATGTCTATGTGAAGGAGCAGGGCCTGAAGCACCCAGACAATGGCCGTGTCATCATTATGGATGAGAAGCTGACCAATCTTCTTGAGCCTCCCCCTGACACCCAGATTACCTTTCTGAACATTCAGAAGTTCTTGAGCCCTCACTACATCAAGGTGGAGGATCCCGAGGCTCCAGCCGAGGCTCCTGCTGAGGAGAAGACCAAGGCGAAGCGTCCCACGGCTCGCAAGCCTAAGGCTTGAAGACCCAGTGGTGAAACCACTGTAAATCAGAAAATCAAAAAAAACAGTTGCTTCGCAACTGGTACGAATGACTTAAAAAAATCAAAACAATAGTATATAACAATGGAAAACGAACTGATTTCACCACCAGGGTTAGACCGCAATGAGATTTCCCAACTTGTTGGTACAAAGATAAACAATCTTGATTTGTATCAAAAAGCGTTTACTCACAAGTCTGCTCTCAAGACGTACACATTGACGGATTCCTTTGAGACCCTTGAATTCATCGGCGATTCCGTCCTTGGCTTTGTCATAACCAAGTTTCTGTTTGACAGGTATGAGGACAAACAGGAGGGTTTCCTGACAAAGGCACGAACAAAGCTGGTGAGGGGTGAGACGCTTGCTGAGCTTGCTAGGAATCTTCAGTTTGACAGGTGGATATTGATGGATGAGAAGGGCATGCGCAACGGCTGGAACAGGAACACAAAGGTTCTAGAGGATGCATTTGAGGCGTTCATAGGTGCAATATATCTTGACCTTGGATTGATTCATGCCAAACGCTTCATTCTTGATGCATTTGAAAACATTGACATGAATTGCCTGATGGTTGATGACAATTTTAAGGACCAGCTGATGAGGTATTGTCAGGCGAACAGGTTTGACTTGCCAACATATGTCATCAATTCCCACACGAACGGCATATTTGACATTTCTGTAGAGGTTAACGGGCAATCTGGCACCGGTGTGGCCAAGAGCAAGCGCCAGGCTGAACAGAATGCCGCTGAAATGGTTATTAAAGCTTTGAGCCTATAGATAGTCAGGCACAATGCTTGAGAAGGTCCGCAGGCTTATAGAGCGTGAATATGAGGCTCAGAAGTCTGAGGCGTGGCTCAAGCTCCGTGGCAACATGCTGACCGCCTCTGATGCCGCTACGGCTATTGGTGCTAATCCATACTCGACCGAGAATGAGTTCATCCTAAACAAGTGTGGCCACAGGACATTCTTTGGCAATGAGGCTACCAAGCATGGTGAAAAGTATGAGGATGAAGCCCGTGACAAGTGGTGTGCCCAGACCGGTGAGGTTTGTCACGAGATTGGCCTATTTCCTCATCCAAAGTATGACTGGCTTGGTGGGAGCCCTGATGGCATTACGGAATCAGGAAAGCTTGTTGAGATCAAGTGTCCTTTGAAGCGCAAGATTACAAAGGATGTCCCTGTTCACTACATGCCGCAGCTTCAGCTTCTGATGGACATCTTGGACCTGGACGAGGCTGTGTTCATCCAGTACAAGCCCTATGACCTAACGTGGCCAGCGCCAGAGGAATTTGTGGTTACACACGTGCCCCGTGACCCAAACTGGA